GCAGATGATGATTGCTCAGGGTATTGATCCTAACAAACAGCAAGGTTCACAGGCTAAAGCTCCTGGAAATGCCACCGGTCAAGGTGGTTCCCCTGTCCCCGGTGAACAAGGGTTCTCTGGGGGTGGTGGCGGTGCCAACTCTCCACCGCCTACGTCGAACCCCTCCCAGCCACCCGCTCAAGGTGGCGCTCAATAAGGAGGACTAATGTTTAGAAAACGTAAACGTCGTTGTAGGAGAATTATCATTATGGTTCTTGACACTTCTGCCCTCGCTGCTGAGGTTGATCGTTTCGTTGCTGCTGTCGATAAGCTTGCAGAGGCATTGAATAATGCTGGTGCAGACGATGCAGCTAACCAGGCTGCCATTGATGCCCTTGCGGTTAAAATGAAGGCTGGTAACGATAAGGTTGACGAGCTGACTACTCCGCCTGCTCCTGTTGAAGAGCCGGTTGTTTAATTAACTAAGGTCCTAGGGGTGTAAAAGCCCCTAGTGACTTAGAGGAACCAAATGGATAAAAGACTCTCCGAAAAGATTATAAAGCATTTTGACTTCGGTACTATGGAAGTCTTGAAAGAGTATGTTGCTGATCGATTAGTGTCTGTCCACAATTTGATGGACGTTACGAGTGATGCTGACGAATGGCGTAAACTCCAAGGTGAAGCGAGAGCTTTAAAGACTTTAGAAAAAATTAGAGATCACGCTGTAGCTGTAAAGGATCAAAAGAATGGCTGATAGTCAATACGCTGATGACGAATACTATCAGCCCTCTCCTCAAGATATGCCAAAAGGTCCACTTGCTATTCCTCATGTCACTAGAGACGCAGAGGGAAACGCAAAGACTATTTACCTTGATCTAAATACTGGCCAAGAAGTTAAAAACCTTAAAGACTACACCATCTATGATGGTAATCAATACTGGACTCCTAAGAAGTCTGACGATACTAACAAGGACGACAAGATTGACCCCGGTGAAGTAGCTAAGGCTCTTCCTAATATGAAAGCTAATTCGGGTAGCGGTAAGTCCGTTGTAGCCGGTGGTGGTCCTAAGGGTACAGCTAGTAACAACTTTGGTTATCAACATAAACCCGGCTTCCTTGGTCCTGCAGCCACTATCGCTGGATTAGTTAATCCTGGTGTTGGTGCTGTCGGAAGTATGCTTTCAAAGGCGTACAACGTAAATAACATGGATGCTGTCAATAATGCACGAAAAGGTTTAGGTCTTTCTGCATTGTCTGGCAAGTCGATGGTCAAAGGGGCCTTTAAAGACAATAAGGGTCAGATTGCCAATGTGAATATTGGTGATAACAAATACTCTGTCGGTTTTGAGGCTATGTCTCCCGACAAGAAAACTAATTTAACTTACAATGAAGCAAAGACTCGTGCTGCTATTCTTGGTAGGAAGGTTACTGAAACACCTAAGGATGAAGTAACTGCTCCCCCAGAGGAAGCAAAGCAACAGTCTCTTATGTCTAAGATCACTGGTCTCGACAAGGGATTTGCTAGAAGAGCGCTTGGTATTGAAAAGAAGACACCGGAAGCAAAAGTAGAAGCTGCTGTTAATCCAAAGGAGTCTCCTGCATCTAAAGTTACTGGTCTTCAGAAAGGTTGGCTTTCGAAAGCTTTAACTGATCTGACTACTACAAATAAAGTAACTCCTGAAGTTGCTTCTAAAATGCCTGAGACTATATCCAAAACAGTTGCTCCTTCTAAAGAAGCATCTATTGGACTCCCTGATAAAGCAGTTGGTCCTTCTCAGGCTAATCCTTTAGGTGTAGGTGCTGGTTCAGTAGGTTTTGCTGGCGCTATGGCGAGTAATCCTGCGAAAGCAGCTGTGAATACTGCGAGATCAGTTCCGGCAGGGGCTATCGTTGATGGTTCTAAACCAGATCATCTTGGACGTGTTGGTCTTATGTCTGTTGATTTTGATAAGATGGGTCTTCAGTCTGCCCAAGCAGCCCAAATGAAGTCTTATCAACAGAAGGCAATTGATGCTGGTATTGCTGATAAACTCTCAGTTGACGTGACTCACGCAGTTCGTACTCCTGAACAACAGGCCGCTATCCAAGCCGCTGGTTTTTCTAAAACCAAACTTGGTTATCACAATATTGGTTTAGCTGTTGACGTTTCTCCTACTGCAATCAATGCAAAAGATCAGATTACTGACCAAGAGACTCTCGATAAGTCTAGAGCAATTGCTCAAGAATTGGGAATGAATACCTTAGATAAGTCTTGGGACCCTGCTCACATTGAGTCCAGAATTTCTGGGATGACTGCTAAGCAAATCAGTCAACAACCTATTGATCCTCAAACTGGACTTCCTAGTTTAAGTCCTGAACAAGACCTTAGTGTTAGACAGAGTTCTGTTCCCACTCCTACTGCTCGTCCCGCACCTACTGCTCCTGAACAGGATAGAAACTATGCTGGACAAGCTTACCAAGGTGTAACCCCTAGTTCTAGTCTTGGAGAAGATGCTAAAACCAATACTGGTTCTGTTGCTAATGCTCCTAACGCTGGTAATTTTACTTCGCAGGATGAACGTTCTAGTTTAAATGATAGATTAGGGATGACTGCCGCCCCAGCGCAAGAGACTAATGCTTTTGGTAAGATGAAACAAGACATGAGTAGTCTAGCTACTCCTAATGCGGTATCTCCTACTGCTAGTGTTAATCTTGGAAATTCTCCCGCAGCTTTGGCTGCTATGGGTTTCACTAATAGAACTCCAGAAGAAAGAGCTGCAATCTCAAGAACGATTGCTGGTGAACTCGGTCAAAAGTCTCTTAGAGCTTTGTCCAGTGATGATCCTGCTGCAAGAGCTAACGCTTTAGCAGAAGTTGGTAGTATCGCTGCTACAATTGAAAACAGGGCTGCAACTACTAAGTTCGCTGGTGTTGCTAAAACTATCGCTCCTTCTCAGTATAACGCTAATTTTGCCAGTAATGCTAAGGTTACTAACCAGAACTACGCTAATAACCCTGCAGTTTCTAAGGCTGTAGGACAGTTCTACAATGGTGGTATCCCTGGTACACAGTATGGTGCTACTAATTACCATGCTACCGCAATGGCTAATCCTCCGAGTTGGTCTGGACAGATGGCTGATGCCACTCAGTTAGGTCAACATACTTTCGGAACACTTCCTGGGTACTCTCCTGACGCTGCTACCCAAGCTGCTCAAAAGGCGTTTGGTACTATGGCAGGGACTCAGTTCTCACCGGGTAAGAAAACAGATGACACCGTGTCTAATCCTGGTTTCTCTGGTATGAATACTCCTGGTGGAATGAAGAGCTCTCTTGGGTCTTCATCTGCTACTACAGGCTTAGGTGTCCACGATCCAAGTAAATCTAACACTCCCGGTTATGGTGGTGCAGGGCTTGGCTACAGTGGGGCAAGTTCAGGCGCAGCTGCTGGTTCACTAGGTAACCCTGGTGGTTCTAGTGGCGCTGGTGGTGCTTCTGGCTCACAAGGTTCTAGTTCGTCTAGTTCTTCTGGCTCTAGTAGCAGTGGTTCTAGCAGTTCTGGTTCGAATGGTGGCGGCTCTAGCAGTAACTCTCGGTCAGGCTCTTCGAGTCCTGCAGGTGGTTACGCATCAGGCGCCTCTAAAGGCTCTACAGGAGGTCTGTAATGAAGTGGAAAGGTGGTAGGCAGTCTACCAATATTGAAGACAAGACACTGGAAGACTTTACTCCTAAAGAAGGAGAAGTCGTTATGGGTGGGATGTTTGGTAATGGGCCTGGTTCTAACCAACCATTTTCTAGCAAAAACCCTAAAGCAAAACAGTGGAATGACCAAGTTCGCGTATCTAAAGACATTGCTAGACGTGGTGATGATGTTCCCACTCCCACACCTCGTCCTAGTGGTCCTACTGATAATGGAACGCACGACAATCTAGTCACTCCAGGTAAATGGAAGACTAAAACTAACTAATTTTATGGGCTACCCTGTATATACGGCCCCCAGCAAAGGAAATTTTTATGACAAAATACCGTAATGATGAACGTGATCGTCTTTTAGACGAAGAGTTAGCCGCAGAAGAGGCTGCTTATCGTAAGCAGTTCGGCCCCAAGACTGAAGAAGTCACGGAGGTTGATCCTCCTGCGGTAACTCAGGACGAGGAAGTCTGGAAAAAGCGTCATTCTGACCTTAGGAGTTATACTCAGAAGCAGATTAATGACCTAAACTCGAAGATCAACGAACTTACTAAGCAGTTAGGTGAGAAAGAAAAGTCTCACGCTATGCCTGCTAATAGAGAAGAAGTTGAACAGTGGGTTAAAGACTATCCCGACCTAGCACGTGTCCTCGGTAATCTCATTGATGAGAGAGCAGAAAGACAAGTTTCGTCCGTTTCTGACGAAGTTAAGACAGTTAAAATGGAATTGGAAGCCGAAAGAGAAGCAATTGCTTACGAAAGAGCGATGGCTGCCATCATTAAGGCACATCCTGACTTCTTAACGCTCGTTAATCAGGACGATTTCAAGGAATGGGTTGAAGAACAGCCCGTTAAGAGAGGTCCACGTATCGGTCAAGCCCTTTACGATGCTCTCTATGAGAATAAAACCGATGCTGAAGCCGCTATTCAGGCAATCAACATCTTTAAAGCCGATAAATCGGCAAGCAAACCGAGTAAAGCACCCCGTGAGGCTGCTCTTTCGGTTTCTAGAACATCTTCGGCCTCTCCGTCACCTACTGGTGGTGGTAAGCGTGTCTTCACTGAGAGTGAAATCGACGCTATGGATCGTTTTACTTTCGATAAGTACTACGAAGAGATCGAAGACGCAAGACGTGAAGGAAGAATTACTTACGATCAGAGCGGAGCCGCTCGCTAAGATCAATTGCGGGCCACCTTCGGTGATCTAGTATTCTAAATTCATAAGAACTACTAAACATTAAAGACTACCTATTGAGTTGACCCCTGAACGACTGATCATTTAGTAAGGACACTCAACAATACATAGCCTCTCCAGATGTGACGTTGGTTTAACTTATATTATCAACATTACAAAAGGACATATATAATGGCTTTTCAGTCTGCCTCAGGTTATAGTAACCTGCCCAATGGCGTATTTTCGCCGACTATCTACTCCAAGATGGTTCAGAAGCAGTTCCGTCGTACCGCCGTTTCGGAAGCGATTACGAACTCTGACTATTTTGGTGAAATCAAGAACTTTGGTGACTCTGTTAAGATCATCAAGGAGCCTGAAATCACTATCTCCGCGTATGCTCGCGGTACGCAGCTCACGCCGCAGGACCTGAACGACAGTGACTTCTATCTGATCGTTGATCGTGCCAATTCATTTATCTTTAGAATTGACGACATCGAGAAGCAGCAGTCGCATGTTAACTGGATGGACCTCGCGTCGAACCGTGCTGCTTATGACATGTCGATGGTCTATGACCGTGATATGCTTGGCTACATGAGTGGCTACGAGTACAATGAACAGACTGGTGTCTGGGCTGCTCGTACGACTGCAGTTGGTTCTAAGTCGGAAGCTTCGGCTGACGCTGATGAACTGCTTGGTATCCACAAGCTGGCTCGTAATGCTTTCGTCTCGGGTGGTGCGTCTACGGACTCCATCGTGGTTGGTGTTTCGGGTACCTATGACGCGACTCCGCTTCAGGTCCTGAACCGCTTTAACCGTCTCCTTGACGTTCAGAACGTGCCGAAGGATGGCCGCTTTGTTGTGGTTGACCCGATCTTCGTTGAGAAGCTCATGGATGAAAACTCCAAGCTGGTTAACAACGACTACAACGCCAACCAGAATGCTGGTGGTCAGCTCACCAATGGTAAGCTTGTCGCTCAGAAAATTCGTGGGTTCGAAGTCTACGAGTCCAACAACCTGCCGTCTCTCGGTACGGGTGCTGGTACCATTGATGCTAATGGTGACGCTTCGAACTTCGGTGTGATTGTTGCTGGTCACCAGAGCGCTGTTGCTTCGGCTCAGCAGCTCGAAAAGACCGAGCACTATCGTGATCCGTATTCGTTCGGCGATATTGTTCGCGGTATGCACCTCTATGGCCGTAAAATTCTCAAGCCGGCGGGCCTTGTCCGTGCGATTTGGAATGTGAACGCCTAATTTAAGGAGAATTAATTAATGGCTACTGTATCTCTCGCCGAAGCCGCCACTCGGACCCAGCGTCCGTCTGGTGGTGCTAATATTAAGCGTCCGTATCTGGTTGAGTTTACTCTCGACCTTGCTGCGGCTGCTACTGCTAAGGGTTCGGCTCTTGCCGCTGCTGACGTTATCCAGTGCATTCGTGTACCGGCTGAGTCGGTTGTGCTCTTCGCTGGTCTTGAAGTTGTTACTGCCCAGGCTGGTGGCTCTGCTGACCAGTCGATTGGTCTTGGTGACTCCGGCTCGACCTCGCGTTGGGTTGCTGCCTTTGACCTTGATGCTGCTGCTGCCGGTGCTCATGCACCAATCGCTGTCGCGACTGCAAATCCGACTGTGTTTGGTACTGCGAGCACTGTCGATCTGATCATCACTGCTGCTACTACGGTTGGTACCTCTGGTGTCCTCCGTATCTATGCTTGTATGGTTGACGTTTCGAACAAGGCTAATCCGGGTCTCGCCCAACTTAAGTCGTAATTATTAAACTTTCTCCCCCTAGTTAACTCTGGGGGGAGTTCTTTTAAGAAAGATGCCAATTCATGAGTGAAATCACTTTAAGGACTTGTAATGCAGTCTCCGTCACTTCTGTGGCGTCTTCTGCTTCTTCCGTATCTTTGATTACGGCTAATGTCGCCCGCAAGGGTCTCTCTATTCAGAATACCTCTACGGCTATTCTTTATGTATTACTTGGTGGTGGTACTGCTACCGCTACTACTTCTCATTCTGTTCAAATCCCATCGAATGGTTACTATGAAGTTCCTTATGGCTTCACCGGTGCCGTATCTGGTATTTGGGCTTCTGCAAATGGTTCAGCAAATCTCACGGAGTTCCTGTAATGTGGACTAATCCCTATACTAGAACAAGAAACTCTTTAAGTGTGGGGGTTGGAAAATCGTTTATTGCTAACGTAGGATTTACTCAAGACATCGATTGGACAACTGGCACCGTATTGAAGGGTGGTCCTCAATCTTTTAGTGGTTCCCCTGGTGCTGGTAATGATTTCCGTCAAGGCGGTAATGGAGTAGCTACTTTCGGGCCAAATCAAGCTGGCTTACTCGTTGCTATGTCGTCGTCGGCTTTTCGGCGTACTGATCGCGGAGAAATGCAGTACCCATCGATCAACACCGCCATTCTTTGGAACCGCGATTTCACCAACGCAGCGTGGACTAAGCAAGCGGGTGTCACGGCTGCAAAGAACCAAACTGGTGCTGATGGTGGTGCTAACGCGTGCTCGTCATTAACTTGGACTGTTGATAACGCCGAATGCAGTCAGCCGTGGACATCGACTGTTAATGATAGATTGTTTCAGTGTGACATCCGTCGCATATCTGGCACTGATCCACTTGAAATGTCCATTGACGGCACGACTTGGCAAACAGCCGTTGTTCAGGGCAACTCGTTCGATGTGATGCGCCCCTCTGTCATATTCCAGGCGGCTGTTACAAATCCAATATTCAAATTTAGAAGCAAGGCAGGAAACGCATTTGCTTTCGATTTTGCAATCGGAATTAATCCCCCAACGAATTGGCCTTCTTTGGCTCCCATCCATATACGGCCTGCCACGACTTCCGCGACGGTCCAGACTTTCCTTGAACGTGCCTATGCATCCTTCCCCGATAGTTCACCACTTGCGACTATAGCTCGCGGTCCTTTTGCATTCTATTGGCAAGGTCGCTCAAGTCGTCAAGGTGGCTTCCCTATAACTTCAGCATCAAATCTTTTTGTTACTGTTGTACAGGGCACAGGCGCTGTAAAATTTCAGAATGGTGCTTCTGGTGTAGCACAAACAGCAGACGGTGTATGGCGTTTTGATAATGCATTGACTCAAGTTAACAAAATTGCTGGTTGGTGTAATGCAACCAATCTACGTATGGCTTGTAATGGTGTTCTAGCTGGTGCTGCTACAGGTACTCTTGGTCTTGACGCTGCTCTAGACCACTGGGATTTAGGAACGAATGGTTCAGGTGCAAACTCGATCTTTGGTATCAATGAGCGCATAGCTATGGGACCGGGTTTTTCTATAAGTGATGCTGATCTTATTACTATGACAACTTAATGGATTATGAATTCATTAAATTCCTAAGGAGATTAAATGTCTGCTACAAACACAACCGAAGACAATGTACTTAAGTTGATCTTCAATGCCACCGCATGGGGTAATATTGCAGATAATACTGCTACTTCTCCTGCAACTAATCTTTATATCTCACTTCATACTGCTGACCCAGGTGAAACTGGTTCTCAGACTACTTCCGAAAGTGCTTACACATCTTATGCTCGTGTGGCTGTAGCAAGAACCTCGGGTGGTTGGACTGTTTCTAACCCCACGGTTTCTAATGCTGCTGCTATTAGTTTTCCTGCTTGTACCGGTGGTTCTAGTACCATTACCCATTTTGGTATTGGTTTAAGTTCGGCTGGTGCTGGTACTCTCTTATTTTCTGGAGCTTTGAGTGCTTCTCTTGCAGTTTCTAATGGTATTACACCTCAGTTTGCAATTGGGCAATTAACTACTACGTGTGACTAATGGCTGATACAATCCTCTTTGTAACTTCTGGTACTTCATGGTCTAAACCTGTTGACTGGACTAATGTCAATACGATTTATTGTATTGGTGCTGGTGCTTCTGGAGGGTATAGATCAAGCGGTGGTATTGCCACTGGAGGCGGTGGAGGTGCATGTTCTTTCTCAAGTAATATTACCCCCTCTTCTTCTACCGTTACCGTGCAAGTAGGAACTGGTGGTGCTAGCCAAACGGTTACTGCTACTAACGGTAATGCTGGAACAGACACATGGTTTGACGGGGCTAGTTTAGCTGCTTCACAAGTGGGCGCTAAAGGTGGTTCTGGAGGACAAACAGGAGCTATCGCTACCGTAAATGGTGGTGCTGGAGGTGTTGGAACTAGTGGAATTGGTACTACCAGAAACTCTGGTGGAGCCGGCGGCACTGGATCAAACGGTGGTAGTTCTACTGGTGGTGGTGGTGCAGCTGGTCCTAATGGTGCTGGAAATGCCGGTGTTGGCACTACCGGTACTAACCAGAATACTGATGGAGGTTCAGGTGATGCCGGTTCTGGTGGTGCTGGAGGTGTTGGAGGTGGTAGTGGTTCTGCTGGTGGTAATGGAGCAGAATTCACACAATGGAATGGAGTTACAGCCGGTTCTGGAGGTGGAGGCGGTGGCAGAGGAAGTAGTACTGCGTGGGCTGGAGGCAATTACGGTGGTGGTGGTGGTGGGTGTGTAAATGGAACATCTAGTGGTGCGGGTGCTAATGGACTTATCGTAATAAAGTATACTCCGATTTCACTTATAGGTTCTACTACACTTACATTTACTCATTCAGGCTCTATTAAAGGTACAGGTGGACTTATTGGTTCTGGTACTATAACGTTCTCTTTGAGTTCAACTCTCAAGGGTACTGGTGCTGCTACTGCATCTAGTACTATTACGTTTACTCCTTCTGGAACTCTTAGAGGCACAGGAAATATCTCAGGCTCTGAGACACTAACTTTCTCTCCTATCGCCACAATAAAAGGTATAGGTGGTCTATCTGGTAATAATGATTTTGTATTTATATCAAGTGCTGTAATCTCGTCGATTGCTTCTATTTCTGGTAACACAAATCTTTTATTCACTAACGCTGCTACTGGTGAAATAATAACTGTCGGCCCTATGTCTGGTGCTTTGAACTTATTATTCTCCAACAATGGTCTCTTGACTGGTACAGGAAATATAGATGGTTCTGTATTAATCTCTTTTGACGCTGAAGGCTGCGGACACGTATTCGTTATCCCGTATATTTTCAGCGAAGGCGATAGTTCAGAGGCTCTTTATGAACAGGAGAATTTAAACGATGGATCACTCTTTCCTGTAACAAGTGGAAATAATCCAGACAATCCTTTTGAGGCAGAGTCAAGCTCTGGCTCTACTTTATACATCGTGACTACAGGAACTAACCCTGATGATATTTATGATACATCAAAAGATAATACTTGCTGTGGAGATTGCTAATGCCTAGTACTTATATGGACTTGACTAATCGTCTCCTTCGTAGAGTTAACGATGTAGAGATTACAGAGTCTGACTTTATTTCAGCTAGAGGTATTCAAGCAATGGCTAAAGACGCTGTTCTTGATACTATCAGGGAAATCAATAATTCTAGAATTGACTGGCCCTTTAATGCAGTAGAACACACTCAAGTGTTAGAGATTGGCACAGAAGAATACTCTTGGCCTACACAGTTTACTGCAGCTGATTGGGACTCCTTTCAAATTCAGAAGGATGATGTTCTAAACGTTAAACACCAACAGCTAAAGCCAATTACTCGTGAAGAGTGGTATGCTAATTACAGAGATTTAGATTACGATACTGGAACTATTGGCAAAGCCGTTCCTTGTTACTGTTTTCCTTCTCATGGTAACGGTTGGGGTGTTACTCCTTCTCCTAATCATGCTTACACAATTAAATTTAGATACTATAAAAACCCTACTGACTTAGTTAACTTTGATGATGAGACAACTATCCCTGATAAGTTTGATTACGTAATCACTGCTGGTGCTCTTTACCATATGAACTTATTCAAAGAGAATGCTCAAGGTGTCGCTATCATGAAACAGAAGTTTGACTCTGGCATCAAAGATATGGTCAACCTCTTTCTTCCTAACCCTGCTTATGCTTGGGATGGAAGAGTTAATTTTGGTGGTGGTCAAGTAATGCGCAGTGGTTATTACTTTTATAAAGGAAGTGGTGTATAATGGCTGGTGGCATGGAAGGACTTCAATCCTATAAACTAATTTGTGAAGGTGGATTGAATTCAAATCTCAACTACCTTGAACTTTCAGAAAGAACTCCTGGAGCTGCCACTACTCTCGTTAATTTTGAGCCCTCTTTGTTTGGTGGTTATAGAAGAATTAATGGTTTTGAACCTCTAGAAGCAACAGCCCCTGAAGTTGATCCTACCGGAGCTGAAGGAAGAATACTCGGTATTTCTATCTTTATTGAAGACATTATTGCTTCAAGAAAACAGCAATCTGGAAATACTTACAAATTCTATCAGTGGCAATCTGGTGGTGCTTGGACCGCATACGTAACTGGTTTAACTCTTAGTACTATTAATATCGATAAGGTCAGATCAGACACATGGAACTTTGATGGTACGGATAAGATTGGTTTTGTGGATGGAGTCAATGGTGTTATCGTGTTTGACGGTACTAATTGGACCCAGCCTACAGGTGATCAGTCTATTAGCACTCCTAAGTATATTACGGTCTTTAAAAATACCGTATTCGTTTCTGGTGATAGCACTCATCCTGAACTTGTTGTGTATTCTGCTCCTAACGATGAAAGCGATTGGACAGCAGCTTCTGGCGCTGGTCAGATTAATGCAGGCTTTATTGTTAAACAGATAATTCCATTCCGTGATGAACTTTATGTCTTTGGTGAAACGAAGATTAAGAAGATCGTAATCGATAATACTGATTTTGTGCTCCAAGACGTTACTAAAAACATTGGCTTAGTCGCATCAGATGGTGTTGAAGAAATAAATGGTGATCTTCTCTTCTTGTCTCAAGACGGTTTTAGAACTATCGCAGGTACTAATCGAATTGGAGACGTTGAATTAGGTATTCAGTCTAAGAATATACAGCAGGATGTCATCGATTTGATTAAGAGTGCTGATTTACCATCGGTGAACACAGTTATTGTTCGAAGAAAGTCTCAATTTCGTTGTTTCTTTTCTGATGAAGGTCTCGATACCGAGAAAAATAACGGTATTGTTGGTGGTTTGAAGGGTGAAGACAACGGAATTTCATGGGAATGGGGTCGACTAAAAGGTATTAGGACCTCTGTTGCTACTTCTGGTTATATTGGAACAGAAGAATTCGTACTCCATGGGGATTTTAATGGTAAAGTGTATCGACAAGAAGAAGGAACTTCCTTTGATGGAGGTGAAATTACTGCCATTTACACTACACCTTACTTTGATTTTGGTGAGTCAAACGTTAGAAAAACCATTCACAAAGTTGATGTATTTATTCGTGCCGAAGGTGATTTAACTCTAAATGTTGCTATGCAGTTTGATTGGAATTCGAGAGAAGTTTTCAATCCTACAACATACGTTTTTGAAGGTAATGTTTCTGGAACAACCTATGGAACAGGTGTTTACGGTACTTCAACTTACGCAACTCAGGTTCTCCCTGTGAGAATTAAGAATGTTGAAGGCTCCGGCTTCTCTAACAGGTTAACTTTCTCAACATCTGACATGAATGATAGTTATTCAATTCAAGGCATCGTTTATGAGTATGCCGTAAACGGAAGGAAATAATATGGGTACTGGTTATACTCGGCAATCAGACGCTGAAATTGATGATGGATTAACTATTGAGGCTGTCGATCTCGATAATGAATTCGATGCTATTCAGGCTGCTTTTAACGGCACTTCTGGTCACTCTCATGATGGAACTTCTGGTGAAGGTCCTAAGATTTCTCTTACGACTTCTGTTACAGGTGTTCTTCCAGTAGCTAATGGTGGTAATGCTGGTATTAACAATATCACAGCTACAACTGATCCTACGATTAATGATGATAGTAATGATGGTTATGCAGTAGGCTCTCTTTGGGTTAATACAACTACAGATTTAGTTTTTATTGTGACTGACGTCACTGTTGGTGCTGCTGTTTGGAAAAGGTACCAGCCGTATGATGCTGATCTCACTGCTTTAGCTGGTGTAACAAGCGCTGCTGATAAGGTTCCTTACTTCACTGGTTCTGAGACTGCAGACGTAACTACTCTTAGTTCTTATGGCAGAACTCTTATCGATGACGCAGACGCAGCTACTGCAAGAGCAACTCTCGGTGTTGTCATCGGTACTAATGTACAAGCGTATGATGCAGAGTTAAATGCGATTGCAGGTGTAACTAGCGCAGCAGACAAAGTTCCTTACTTTACTGGAAGTGGAACAGCCGATGTTACTACGTTATCATCGTATGGTAGAACTCTAATAGATGACGTTGATGCGTCGGGTGCTTTGGGAACTCTTGGGTTCACAACTTATACTAAAACTCTTATTGACGATATAGATGCATCTACAGCGTTAGGAACTCTTGGTTTTAGTTCCTTTGCTAAGACTGTTATTGATGATGCCGATGCTGCCACAATGAGAGCAACGATTGGTGTTGATGCTGCAGGTGCTAATCAGCCGTTAGATGCTACTCTTACTGCTTTAGCAGGACTTAACTCGACTGCTGGGCTTGTTGTTGAAACTGCTGCAGATGCTTTTACTAAGAGAACACTCACAGGCACTGCTGCTGAAATTACTGTAACTAATGGTGATGGTGCTTCTGGCAATCCAACGATTAGCATTCCCACTTCTGTGACTTTTACGGGTAAAACTATTACTGGTGGTACTTACGCATCAGGTGCCTTTAATGGTACTCTTGGCGCTACTACTCCCAGTTCTGTTGCTGCTACGACTGGTACATTTTCTAGTACTTTGAGTGTGACAGGAACTTCTACATTAGGCACTACGAACACCGGTGCTTTAACAAGTTCTAGCAATATTACTGCAAATCAGAACTTTCAGAGTTCTACAGGTGCAGCTGTACTTGGTTGCACTGGTGCTGGTGGTGTTTACCTTCGTCCTAATGGTGTCGGAAGTACTACCGGACAAATGGTGGTGGATAGTGCGGGTAATGTTACTATCTCTGGCACTACAACCTCTACTGGTGATATTACGTATTCTTCTGACGAAAGAGTTAAGAAAGATATTTTCCCTCTGAACTCTCAATGGGATATTGTTAAAAATATTACTCCTGTCAGATTTACCAGAAAAGAAACTGAGAAAAAGAGTATTGGTTTTATTGCTCAGAACGTTAGAATGTTTGCGCCTGAGTTAGTATTAGAAGACGGTGAGGGTATGTTGTCTGTTGCTTATGGTAACATGGTGGCTATTCTTTGGGAGACTGTTCAAGAATTACAGAAGAGAATTGAAGAATTAGAGGCTAAATAATGACACTTCCTGCTTCTCCCCCTATTAAAGCAAGTGATATAAACGTTGAATTAGGACGTTCTGGTAGTGCAGCGTTTGATATAAACGGTTCTGAAGAAAGAGCGTTAGCGGGAATTCCATCTGGAGCTATTAAATTTTCAGACTTTCTAGGAAAATCCTCCTTTAGTGTAACCTATCAAGGAATTTTCTCCACAAGTATGAT